ACATCAACCCCCGGCCATTCGCGGTAAACGTAGAATGTTCCACTTGCATCAACAGCAATCCAGCACATGAACCAATTCTTTGCTCCAGCAGGGTCAATCACATGATACCTTGTCACTCCTTCTTCTGGAATCATATCTGGAGAGATAACATTGACGGCAGTGTTGAACTTGGGAAACTTTGTTGCTTGTGATTTTACTGGAACTCCGTAAGCACGAATAAGAATTTCCTCTCTAGATCTGCCTATGAGCGTTTCCTTGATTCTATCATAACCTCCAAATGGGTTGTCTTGAGAGTGGAAGTAGTGAATTGAAGCATTACGCTTTTTGCTCCGCTGGACGTATGGAACAAGCTCCTTTTTAAGCAATTCAGCTTTGCGAGACTCGATGATAGTTGCTCCATCAAGATACTCCTTGATTACTTCTGTCCAGCCATCAATAGGCGTGAAGGTAACCAACATCTTGGCATTGCGAGTAGCCAATCGGAAGCGGAGAGTATTGATTAGTTCTGGGCCAAGAAGATACTCATCAAGCCAGACTCCAACATTGTGCCAAGTTGGGTTTCTGCTTCCCAATTCAGCACCTTCTAGGATGGTTGGATTGTTCTGATATTGTGAATAAGTCTTGAAAATGATTTGGCTACCATTTGGTAAAATAAATGAAGAATCTGTGAAACCATTATGCTTTGTATAGCTAATATAAGTATTAGCTGAAGTCTGCTTTATTTTCATCTCAGTAGGAAGCCAATCGTAAACTGCACTTTGTTGCTGGCGAATCGAGACTTCAGAGGTTTGGGCAAAGCAAAAGATTTCAGACTTTGGATTTTCAACTGCTGCACGAACAACTGAGAACGCACCCCACTGAGTTTTCCCTGACCTGTTTCCTCCCAATGCAAGGATTTCATTTACTTCATCAAGCTGTTCTTCAGCTTTAATCCAGTGAGGAAGCCTAAATCCAAAGCGATATGGATCTTTCTCTGAATTATCAATAGCATCATGGTAAGCCTTATGAAGATCCACAAGCTCTTGTGGTTCCATAAGCGCAATCTCATCGTCATTCGGAGGAGACAGAATCTGATGTTGCTTCCAAATCATTCTTCAATAATTTCAGCTTCGATTGCTTGGGATTTAATCCGTTCTGCAATTCTTGCTTTGGTTTCAGCAATCATCTTCATTGCGTCATCAATGGATGCTCCCTTGCGATGCTCGATAACTATTCCAGCCATACCAGTCAACTGAGCGGCTTTGTCGGTCATAATGCCGATAGTGAGAGCCAGTTTGTCTGGAGAAATCTTAGATAGAGCTTCTGAATCATTGGATAATTGCTCAGCTTTTTCAAATAAAAGGTCAGTGTATTCTTGGGCAGCAATGGCATAACGCATGGAGAATTCCTTACGCTTTGTCTCAAGCGTGTCATTATGTCTCCATTCAAGTTTCCGAATTGTTTCATGCCCTAGGCCAGTCTTTTCTGAGATTGATTTAATCCTTGCTCCTTGAGCCAGCATCCAAAGTGCCTGTGCAGCAACCGCTGGAGCATAGTGTTCAACCGATCCCCTTGGAAGATTCTTGGCTCTTTCCTTAATCTCAAGAAACCAAGCAGATTTCTCCTCCCTTATGTTCTTATACTCGGTTGGTTGTGTTTGAGTTTCATCGGTCATTTGGCTTTTCTAGTCTTAATCTCAAGCAAAAGCAACTCTTTTTAAAGGTTCTTATTACAAATCCTTAATTTGTTCTCCCATCCGATTCATCTTTGGGGCCTCCGGAACAAGGTTATTACGCAAATTGTAATACGAATTAGTTCCGTATGGTATTGCTACATCACCAGTCCAGCGAGTTGATGCATCAAGACGATCAAAAGCAAAGGTTCTATAAATACCAGTTTTTTTAGTCATACCCATTTGAGCTAATAATGGATTGTTTGCCATCTGAGCTTCTGTCTGAAGTCCTTGTACTGAGTTCACAAACCTTTTTCTTTTTTCCCAATTTTTAGGGTCTTTGCTTTTGAAGTAATCATCAGTGGCAATGCCACTATTTTGTATTTCAATTGATTTCTCGATATCAGCAAGAATGTCAGCTTCTGTCATTTTTAGTTTTTTAGCAATATCATGCTTGGCATTTCTTCTTACATTTTCTGCAAGCTGCCTCAAATCCATAGCCTCAACCATCAATCTACCATTTTTGAGAATCCATTGAGTAGGCTTGACCCTATTAACAGTAGCACCATTAAATTGAACTGATCGTCCTTGCTGTATTGGTTTGTTTACGAAAACAAAAGGATTGTTTCCTTCAAATCCATACTGAATGGAAATTGCTCTTCCAAACTCTCCATTGTCAATAACTCCTGCTTTCTCAAGTTCAGCTAGATGCTCTTCGGTAAGGAATCCAATTCCATTTCCTTTCTCATCTGGAATCAAGACATTGTTTGGCAATGGTTTGCCGTTATCGGTGAATCTTTTGTTAACTCTGTTAATGGCTTCTTTGCCATTGTAATGAGATGGATTTGATGATTCTGGAATTTCAAACGATTGTTTGATTTTGCTGCTTGGCCTTCCAGCACTTTCATTATACATCTTTTTAATCAGGCTCTTCACCTCTGGAAGCTCTCTCATTCCGTTAGCAAGGAATCCGCTTCCCATGACCATGCGTCCAGATGAATCTGTTGCTCCACCCAGCTTGAAGTGCATTGCGTTAATAATTGGTTCCGCCGAAAGAACTGAATCAAAAGCATTTGCCACTTTCCGTTGAAGAGGTGTTTTTCTTGAAGCCTTGTAGAGTTTGCCAGATTGGACATCCTCAAAGAAGCCTTGCGCTCCATTATCAACAAAGAATTCTTGCGCCGCTTGTTCAACAGTGATTGGCTTCTTGCCAGAGCCAACCATATCTTTGTTGTAGTTTTCGTAAAATTGTTGAAATTCTGGATCTAATTTGCCTCTTGAGTCTCGCACAAGTCCAGACCTGCCTTCAGAACCAAGCATTAAACTTGCAACCGCGCCATCGGCTTGATGTCTAAATAAGATTGAGTGAAGAGCTTCATGGGAAGCTACGGCTCGAATAAAACCAGCTCTGTCATTAACATTCACTTCAATTTTATTTGTGAATGGATCAACTTTACTGCTACCAGATGTTTTGATTTCCCAATCATAAACTTTAGGATAAGCAGCATCAAATGAAGATATGAATGTTTTTAGCTGATTGTCTTTAATGCCATCAAATGAAGCAAGTTTTTCTGGGGATTGACTTTTTAATTTCTCCCTATAATTGAATTGTTCGTTTTGTTGCTTTGTTTTCCAATTAGATTTTCCTCCAATAAGCCTTTCAAATGGTCCAAATACTAAGGCATAAGTCCCAGCATTTTTCATTACTTCTGGCGTAAGACCTTGCTGGTTTATTGTTTCATACGCAAGGATTGGAGGGAAACTTTTTGCTGCTGAAGCAACCCCTTTCACGATTGGTGTTGTATTGTTTAACAGCCCAGCAACCGCACCACCAAGACTTCCAACTTTTTCATTTGCAGCAACTCTTGACCAAAAAGTTGAACTATTTGTTCTAGGAAGCATTTCTTCTCCCATTGCAGTTGCAAATTGTGCAGTCTTTTTTAACAATGGCGCACCTAAAGATGCACTTAAACGAAGTCCGCCGTATGCTTGATAAGCTGTACCTAGAGTCATTGATCCTGCCGCGTGCATTAACCAAGGTATTCTTCCAAATCCAAGTTTGCGTTCAACACGATTAAGCAGTTTGTTTGTTGATACCGCGACATCAGCAATCTTATCTAAAGACTGGGCAGCAACTTGAGTTGTTGCAGAAGATCCTATCCTAGCATAATCGCTTAGTTTTTTTACTGATTCAGCAGCAACTTCAGAGTTTCTTGCGAATCTTGATGCATTTTCAATTCCGACATTTAAGTTTGCAAGAGCCGATTCAGCTTGCTTTGCTGCTTGAGATGCTTGAATAACTTCTTTTGATCTCAAGGAGAATTGTTCTGCATTCCCAGTTCTGAATGCATCATCAAGAAGTTTGTTTGCATTGGTTACGGCGGCACGAGAATCAATAAATGCAGCTTCGACGACTGGCTTTGCTTCAAGCAATGTTTTACCAGCATTGACAGCAATCATACCCTGTTTGATGTTTTTTGCTTGTCTTAAATCCATTGCGATTGTCCCAACTGATCCAAGACCAGCCATACCAGCCGTGACCGCTAATCCAGCCCAATCGGTAGGAATCGCACCAATAACATAAGCTCCATTCATCACGTTCTGGAAGTCCTTCTCTCCCATTTTCTCTCTAGCTTGGAGAACTGTCTCAGATGCTGCTGCTGTATTTGTCAATGCATCAATTACTTGCGCTGTGTCAACCTCGTTGTTGATTCTTCTGATTAGTTCTGATTTTAGAGATTGTTTATATCTCATGTTTTCAGCTTCCTCTGGAGACATGATTCCAGTTTTTTCAAAGAATCCAGATATGGCTGGTGATGCAAACTCAGTGAGATTGGCAAGACTTTGAATCGCGCCCTCTGAAGCACCTTCTAAAACCTTCATCCCAACAGCAGCTTGCTCTTTTAATCCACGTCCACGAACAGCTCCAACAACCCCAACCGATGTTGCGGCATCAGCAATCCCTAAAATCCCTTTTCCTAACTCAAGAAGTATCCCGTCTTCAGATTTTGGTTTATCCTCTTGAAGTAATCCGGCATCTTTTTTAATTTTGTAAATAGGTAGCATTTCATCAAGAACCGCGTCCGAGTAACCTTGCTCAACCCATTTTGATGTATTAAGCAAATCCTCATTTGGAGTTGTGAAAGCAATTCCCTTTTCGGTAAGTTTCCCATCTTTTAATAATCCGCGATCCTCAAGAAGGAGGTAATCCTCTCCCAGTTTTGTTGCATTACCATCTTTATCAAGAAGGCCACGAACTTGCATTCCTTCAGCAGTAGTGAACTCTGGAGTTGTGTAATTCTGTGTAATTCTTGGATCATTAAGATCCATGCTTTGCCAATCTGGAGGTAAGTTTGATTTTATCGCATTATCTATGTTTTGTTTTTCTCCAAGAGTATAGTCATTTAATGCTTCAAGTTCAAGTTTGCTAATTTCTGGATCAATTTTTTCTGCCATCTTATTGAGGTCTTTGCAAATTCCTTAGTCTATCTGATGCACTTAGTGGTTTGGAATCGCCAGAATCAGTTGAAGATCCAATATAATTATCTTTATTCCCAAGAATCCTCTGAATACCTTTTAATGTCTCAATCCACAATTCTGGGGGATCAGTGATTTCTGGGCGATTACGAATAAGCATTTGCAAATCAACATTACTTACTGGTTTTAATGCAGAAGCAGCCCTTAAAATATCAGATTCCAGAAGAAGATTTAATTCTTTTTGAGCCGCCCTATCTTGCGGGGATTGAGTCCCAAAAATTGGAGCATATTTAGAAATTGCCGTAGCTGCTTTTTCTCCAAATCCAACTGCGCTTTTTAATTTCCCAGTTGCAACAAAATTATTTGTCTTGGGATCTCTGGCTAGAAATGTACTGACACTTTCAAGAGTGCGTTTAGCTGCATTCGCACC